TAACATAACATTACATAACAATAAAATTTTAATAAATTAAAATTTTATCTTTAAGAGGGAACGAAATTTTTTTATTTTTTCTTTTTCAAATGCAGTTGCAACAAGTAAAACAATACAAATAATTAGAACAAGTAAAGAAAAACTGTCAAGAAAATATTAACACATTGTAACAAAATGTAAACACGAATTTTTTAAAATAACAAAAAGGGTTTCAGGCGAATTTGTAAAATAATCAATCAATCAATCAACGAGATTTTTTAAAAAAAATTTTGTAACATCTGAAACTGTAGATTACGAAATAGAAATTGATATTCGTTAAAAACGAAAAGCGGGAGCTATGCAATTATCAGAGTAGTAATCGGTGTACATAGGTAAACTATGTACAGAGGGAGTTTTGGCGAATGTTGATACATTGTAAGAAATGTAACTCAAAAAATAGTGTTACGGAAGTTCAAGAATTAGAAGATATTGAAGGGTTTACGGATAGAATTCTTATAACAGGAATCTGCAGAGTATGCGAAAAAGAAATTGCTATGCTTGTTGAAACCAGAAAAGCCGATAATAAACCATTTTTTGATAGTTACCACGATATTGAAGCCGTTAAGGTTATCAAACGAGAAAAGAAAAGAATTAAAAACAAAATAATTGAAGCCGATACAAAATATTTCAAATGGATCTATGGCAAAAATATTGAGATAAAAAATAGAAGCGGTAAAACTGTTCAGATTAGACAATATGCTTGTGATTATAGAAGCAATAAAAGAAAGCTAATCAAAACAATAAATTTTTGAAACGAACGACTGCGTTTCAAGATTCGCTGAGAAGGGAACTGTTTTTTCCCTTCTCACTCCCACAAAAGAGTTTTTAACTCCTCCTCCCAAGACAAATATAGCGGTTGAATGTACGCAACCGCTTTTCATTCAAAAGTTTAATTTTTCGGAAAATATAAAACGTCATGACAACAGAATTACCAAAATTAACAGACAAACAACAAGCCTTTGTTCTGCATTATTCGATAAATGGGAATAATGCAAGCGAAGCATATCGTTCTGCGTACGATTGTAGCAATATGTCTGATGAAGCAATCAATGTTGAAGCAAGTAAAATGCTAAAACACCCTAAGGTTACCCTATGGGTAAAACAGGCTGAAAGCAACGTTCAACAAGTGTTTGAAGATGAAATAAAATATTCTGCAAAAGATTGTTTTGACGAATTAGCAGATGTTCAAAAACGTGCAAGAAAAGATAAAGGTAATTACAACCAAGAAATCAAAGCGATTGAACTTAAAGGAAAATTAGCAGGACACTTTGTAGATAGACACAAAGTTGAAACTGAAAGTTTAGCAGACGTTCTTGACAAATTAAAGTGAGGTCAAGAATGGCAGAACTCGATATAAAACTTTTGCAAAAACTAAAAGATGATTTACCTTATTTTGCAAAGAACTTTCTAATCATCAAATCAAAAACAAAAGGCAAAATATTATTCAACCTTAATGATATTCAGCTTGATTTTCATCACAAAATCATAACCAGAAAAAGAAAAGGTTTACCGTGCAAGTTCGTCGTTGTTAAAGCAAGGCAATTAGGTTTATCGACGTACATTGAAGCAAGATTATTTCACCGTGTATTATTTGAGAAATCAAAGAATGCATTTATTCTGGGTGATAAACACGACACCGCAGGTAGTATTTTTGCTATGGCAAAAAGATATTATGACGAACTTCCTGCTTGTTTTCAAATTCCTTTAAAATCAAATTCTTCTAAAATGTTAGAGTTTGAAACAGATAGTTTGTTTCGTGTTGGAACTGCAGGTGCTGATGTTATCGGTCGTGGAACAACAAACAATTTCTTTCACGGTTCAGAAGTAGGGTTTTGGAAGAACGCAAGTGAAATTGTATCTGGTATTCTTCAAACAATTCCAGAAGATAACGATAGTGAAATATTTCTTGAAAGCACAACAAACGGTACAACAGGCGACGGTCTTTATTTCTACGAAATGGCAAATGTAGGAATGTCGGATAAATCAGAATTCCAGACAATCTTCTATCCGTGGTTCATGAATAAAGAATATTCAAAGCAAATCATTGAACCGATAAAGTTTGACGACTACGAAGAATTTCTTGTTAAAACATACGATTTAAAACCAGAACAAATTGCATGGCGACGAAATAAACTTGAAAACGAATTTAAAAAACGTGAACACTTATTTCAACAAGAATATCCGTCAAGTCTTGCAGAAGCATTTTTGAAAAATGATAACTCTTTAATTCCTGCTCAATACTTAGAACAAGCAAGAAAAAACACAAGAGGTTTAACAGGCGACGGTATGCCAATTCTTATTGGTGTTGACCCTGCAAGAAGTTCTGACAGAACGATTATTTCAATACGTCAAGGACGTGTTGCTCAAAAGTTCTACAAGTTTGACAAAATGGATTCTGTTCGTTTAGCAGGTATTCTTTTAAGACTTATTCAAGAAGTTAAGCCTGCAAGAGTATTTATTGACTACGGTCATGGAGTTGGAACTTATGACATCTTAGTTCAACAAGGTGTTGGTCATTTATTAGAACTTGTTCAATTCGGTTCGCAAGCATACGAAAGTATGAAATACGCAAATAGACGTGCGGAAATGTATGACAATATGCGTGATTGGTTTATGCAAGAAGGCGGTTGTTTTATTAAAGACCAAGATTACATTGATGAATTTATTCGTGATGTTTCAATTATTCCAGATTTAAACGTTTCAGATTCAAACGGAAGATATTCTTTAGAGAAAAAAGCAAACATTGTTAAGGGTACAGAAATTAGTTCAACAGACTTTGCAGATAGTTTTGCATTAACATTTGCTTCACCTGTTGCACATACACCAATGGAAATTGGAACAAATCCTTACAAGATACAAGTAGTTAGCAGAAATTGGCAACAACGACTATAAAAAGAAAGAGGTAATTTTATGTTATTAGCAACTTTAGCAGGATTGGCACTTGCAGGAATAGCAGGTTATCAATACAGAAAAAACAAAGACAAAGACAAAAAGAGTTCAACAACATCAACAACTTCAACTACTGACACAGAAAACACAACAAACAAAGCACAAAACGTTTACAACTACAACTATTTGAACGATAGCAACACAGGAAATACTTTGTTTAGTTCAAAACAAAAAACAAAACGTGCAATTTTCGGTGGTGAAGTTTAAAACAGATTGCTTGCGGTTAAGGAAGCTACTCACAATAACCGCCTTGTAGAGTGAGTAGGGAAGTTCATTGTTTGTTAGGTAAGCGAAAAGAACTGTCCTCAAAAGATAAAAAGAAAAAACTAACTGACAGTTCGGAAAGACGAACACTTTTAAAACACAAAACACGAAAGGATAAAACAATGGGAATATTTAAAAAACCGAAACAACAAGTTGTAACACAACCTGCAGAAGCTAAAGAAGAAAAAGAAGAAGCAACTGCAAAGAAACAAAGATTGACAGAAACAGAAGGTGCAGACAAAGGTCAACTTCTTAATGCAAATCAAGGTAGAAGTGTTAGAAAGATTTTTGGATAGGTGATAAATGTATTCTCAAAAAGCAATAAGTGTTAAAGAAATACGTTACGTTTTGGATAGATTGAATCCAGAAGCAGTAAGTGAATTGAAAACATTGTTTGGTGAACAGTACAAAAAAAATGCTTTTCAAATCATAAGAGCAGTAACAAATAAACACATTATTAAATTAGAGAAAACAAACGAACCTGTCGGAGTTTACGGCATTATTCCAATGAAGCAGAAAAACATCTGCGGAATATTCTTTTTAACGACTGAAAACTTACACAAAGGTAACAAAATAAAACTTCTTAGAGAAGCAAAAAAACAAATTGCAATCTGGGAAACTCAATACGAAACAATCATGGATAGTTGCCACAAGTCAAGCGAAACAATTAAAAAATGGTTGACTTTGTTAGGATTTAAACCTTCTGGGTGGGAAGATAACGACATTCACGTTTACTACAAAGGTAAATGGAATGACGAAATAGAAAAAGGATTAAAAAACAATGAATAATATTGATATAAATGAAAAAGAAAGTAAGTTGGTAATCGACAGATTCAACGAACTAAAAACAGAACGTTCAAAATATATCACACGTTGGAAAGATATAGAAAATTATGTTGCAATAACAAATGAAGTAAATGTTGAGTTTGACGACCACAAACAACCAACACAACAAAAAGACGTTTATATCAATTCACCTACTGCGTTTACTTCTGTATGGCAAGCAGGCGACTATCTTGCAGGTATTTTATGGAGTGATAACGCAATTACACTTGAACCTTCTGATTACATCAAGAAGGTCGGAAAAGGTGAAGATTTTTCTGAATTCTATAAAAACGCAAGCATAAAAACATTAGAACAAATGAACTCAACTGACGCAGGATTTACCGCAATTCTAAAATCTTATGCTTACGACCAATTCAGCTATGGCACTTCTGGGATTGGAACATTCAAATCAAAAGAATTTGAAAAAGAACAATCTGAATGTTGTTTGAATTTCAAAGCATACGGTGTTCATAATTGTTGCATTGATGAAGGTTCAAACAATAAAATCGACGTTGTTTATACGGTTTATAATTGGCGATTGAATCAAATCATTGAAGAATTTTGTTACACAAATGATGAAGTTGATGAAGAAAAGATTTCATTATTACCAGATGAAATTCAAAAGTCATATCAAGCGAACAAATGGAACGACAAATTCAAATTAGTTTACGGCATTATGCCAAACAATTATTATTCAATGGGTAAACGTGGAAAAGTCGGTGCAAGATACAAAGGTTATTGGTTCTTAGACGGAACAAACAAAGTATTCAAGATTGACTTTTTCAAGAAAATGCCTATTGCAATATGTCGTGCAATTCGTGTAAATAATCAAGTTTACGGTGAAAGTTCTGGTTCATTGGCAATTTCTTCTATCAAAATGTTAAACCATATTTCTGGTAGAACAGTTGATAATATCGAAATGCAAAATGAACCGCCACTTGGTGCAATTTCTGGTGCATTAGTAAACGGTAATGTTATTGACAGGGGTTCTGGTGCAGTAAATTTATTGAATCCAAAAGCAGGTGCAAACGGTCAAACTCCTATATTTCCTATCTCTCAAATTGGCGATATTTCAGCAATCGTTAATTTCTTAATTCCAGAACTTAAAAAAGATATTGTAAATATCTTCAAAATTGACCAACTGCTTGATTTTAACAATCAAACTGCTATGACCGCAACAGAAAGTTCTTACAGAATGTCAATACGTGGTAAGTCAATCAATGGAACTTTAACACAACAAAAGATTGAATGTATTGAACCAACATGTCATAGAGCAATATCAATTATTCAAGATTGCAAATTATTCGGTGAAATATTAGAAGATTTACCAGAAGATACAGAAGAACAAATTGCATACAAACAACAAGTTCAAGATTCTGGTGATTACGTTCCAGAAGTAATTGCAAAAGCTATGAAAGACGGCAAAATTTGGTACAAGTTAAAATTCAACGGTGAACTTGAAAGATTGTGTAATGCAGAACTTTATGAAGCTATTGGTAGATTCTTACAATATTTACAAGCAGTTCTGCAGATTAAACCAACATTGATTGAAGCAATAAATGATTATGAATTTTTAGAACTTCTTAAAAATGCTTCAAACTTGGTAAATGAAAAACTAATCAAATCAAAATACAAGTACAAAGAAGTAATAAAACAAATTGAAGAAGCACAAGCACAACAGGCTCAACAAATGCAAATGTTGCAAGGCTCACAAGTTGCTAAAAACTTTGCTTCTGCAGGAAAGGACGAAGCTATTGCAAATGAAAAGTAAAAATGCAATCGAAGACAATCGAAGAAAAACGGACATTGACAGACTTCTTGAAAAACAACAAGAAGCAGACGAAAGACAAAAACGAGAATTAGAAAACCTTAAACTTTGTTGTTCTGAACTATTTAACAACACTAACGGCAAATACCTTTTGAGATTCTTAAAAAGAATTTGTTGTTGGTCAGAAGAAGACCTTAATGTAAACCACGACATGATAATTTACAAAAAAGGTCGCAGGGATATTTGGCTAATTCTTAGAACTCTTTTACCAAAAGACGTTCTTGCACAAATCGAAATTTATGATGAAGACACATTAAGTAAATAGTGAAAGGAAAAACGAATGGAAGAAAATTTTCAAAATGATGGTGGTCAAATTGACACACAAGATACAAACAATCTTGAAGCAGGTTCAACAGATAATCTTGATAATTCTGCAAGTGATAACGTTGATTCTAATATTGCCGATTCCGACAATATTGATAGCGGTAATGGCAATAACGGTTTTGATATTCCGCAAGAATATAAAGAAAAAGATTGGGTAAAACAATTTGAAGGGAAAACAGGCGACGAATTACAGAACGCAGTATTCAAAGCATTAGACGAAAAATATGCAAACGAACCTTGTATTCCAGAAACTGTTGAAGATTATGCACTTAATGAACTTGAATTTAAAGATGAAAACGGAAATGTAACGTATGAATATCCACAAGAAGTTCTTGATGTT